GTCCACCCACGAGAGAATACTCACCTCTCCGGACTTGAACACGAGGTGCCCGGTATTGAATCGAAAGTAGCTGGTCTCGCCAGCCACGCCCTGCCGCGTGTCGGTCAGCTGTAGCTCGCAAGCCCGCCCTTCGCGCAGACTGATCGTGAGCTGCTCGACCGTCGCCGCCTCGGAGCTGCGGTGTAGCCGCGTCCTCGGGTGCACGGTGATGTCGTACACTTCGACAAACCGGCTATCAAGGTCGACGGCAATTCCCAGATCGAAAACGATACTACGGCTCATGCTTCACCTCTACTGCGTGACAACCGGGGTGCCGCGAGTGATTCGCGTCGCCGCAAACCACGCCGCGTCGACGTCTTTCTTCACAACCCGGAAAGCCGCCTGTCGGGAATACTTCCCCAGCGGTTCCGCCAAACCAGCGAACGCTAGTTCTACCGAACGCACGGCCTCGGGAACGCACGGAAATGATTTGCGACTCCCAATGCCATAGTCGTCGAAGACGATCAGACCACCGACGTTCATGAGCGGCCACGCCAGCACGAAGTCCATCAGTGCGTACGGGGCCTCGTGCTGACCGTCGATGTACAGAATGTCGATCGGCTCTTGCCAAAACCGCAGCGCATCGACCGACGGCTTGCGCACCCAGGACCAATTCTTGTACTGCGACAACTGTCGTGCCGCAAGGTCCGCCCGCAGGTCCATCGCATCTTGCGAATGACGCGGCAACATCGCCGAGTAGGGGTCGATACCCCAGCCGCGACTGTCTGAATGCGTGAGCACGTTCTCGGCAACCCACATCGCCGATGCGCCCTCCCAGCAACCGACCTCGACATAGTTTACAGGGCGCCCGGCATACTCGGCAATGAACGGACAGAACTCTGCCGCCGCTCGTCGGAACCATCTTTGATCGACTCGACTCATGATCACCCTACAAAAAAACCTGAACGCCCCAGCTCCAGTGCTGAGACGTTCAGGTCCTTGGTGTCGTCCGTAACACTGAACGTTCTGCGCGTAATTCAAGCAGAACAGTCAAGAGCCGTCAAGCTCGTAGTTTCGGTCCTCGGTCAATCGGACAAACTTGACTCCGTTATTGACCGTCGCCACGGTCAGCTTCAACTGCACATCCTTGCCGTGCTGTATCGCGTCGGCGAACATGCGCTCGAAGTCACGCACCGCGGCGAGGACAGGCGGCAGTGACCTGTCCGCTTCCGTTTGACTCTTGACGATGCTATCGCCTAATTGTGCGGACCGAATTGCGGTTGCGTGACCGGATGGCCGTTGAGTTCGGCCCACGTCTGCACGAGCCAACGTGCGAGCACCTGCTCGAACTGCATCTCCACCTCGCTGCGTCGGAAGTCGCCGCGCCGGTGCCTGATAGCAATCGGTCGCGCGCGCTGCATGGCCGACTCGATGTCAGAGGGGATCACGACAATCCCTCGTCGCTTGTGCATCATGTCGATCACTTTCTCGAATCGAGCCCAGACCTCTTTCGTGAACGCGCGCTTGTCCGCGCTGCTCGGAATCAACGGTCCCATCGGTCACTCCTTGCACGTCCTTGCCTTAACTGCGAAACCGGTTCGCAGTTTACTTCAGTACACTCGGTTCGGGTCGGACCCTTCGGGCTCCTCGGGCAGCCCGTCCTTCAAGACCAGCTGCGAATCGCGCTCCAGGTGCCACAAGCAATACCTCAGGAACGGCCCGTCGGCCGGCCCATAGTTTCGCGTCATGCGCTTCAGGTACATGGCGTACAGATCAGCCTCCTTGGCGCGATCCTTGTTCTCGATCGTCACCGACCACCTGCCGGCCATGCCGTCCCACGTGATCTCGAAGACCTCTTTCGCGGCCTTGTCGACCAATTGCCCCTGATAGCTACTCATCGGGAAGCTCCTCGTCGTCGTCGCCGAACTCCTCGCCAAGACCGTCCGTGACGAATATGCTCGACGAGCCCTTGCTGAACGCGACGCTATCCATCAGGCTCCTGAGCGTCTCCTCGACCGTCTCGCTTTCGGGCGGCGCCGCCACGAGCGCCAGCTTCAGCTCGCGCAGTAGATCGTCGAGGTTCTGTGCCCACGCCCAGTCGACAATGTGCGTTAGCTGCGGATAGTGCTCGACGTTGAGGCCGCGCGCCCACCGCTTGAAGTCATACCAGCCGGTCGTTGTTGCTAGCGGCCTCTGCTGCTTGCCGCCGACGATCAGGTAATAGGTCATCAGATCGCGCCCTTGGGAAGTCGGTTCTTCGGCTTGTCCATCAGCTCGGCAAGCTCCTCCATGTCCTTCACTTCGTACATCGTCCCGACGCGGAACGAACCATACCCGCGACGATAGAATATTCGGCGATTGCTCTCGTCGTGCTGCCCCTCGCCCAGCGCGTTGAACACCTCCTCGTCGTTGATCACCACAGTGTGCATCGTCGCCTTGTGGTCCTTTTCCCAGTTCACCTTCCGCTCCATGGCGTCCTTTTTCATGGTGATCTTGTCGGCCTTGTTGGCGACCATCGTCTTCAGCTCGATCCCGTGCTTCACCTTGCCCTTGTCGTCGAGGATCACGACGTCGGCCGCCTCGTTGTCCTCCAGGTGCCCAGTCGTTCGGCCCTTGCTGGCGATGTGCTTCGTGTCGCCCAGCGCCTTGGCGATGCGCGGCTCGTTGTACTCCTCGGCATACCGCTGCACGTCGGCCTTGGTCTTGGTCATGTTGGCCTTGGCGATCTCGGACTTCGTTGCGGGCGTCGGCTTCTGCTCGGGCGCCTTCGGCTGCGCTGCCGATCCGGTGGTCATCGGTCGCTCTGTCGAGGACTGCCGCGCCTTGGGCGCCTTGGGCTTGCTTGCGTACGCATGGGTCTGCGGCTTGATCGTTCCGTTGATCGAGCCCATGCAGAACTTGAAGTACTCAGGATCGGCCTTGGCCATGCCCAGCGGGTCCTGATGGATCGCCTGAAAGCCCATCGACAAGACCTCGGTCGGCCCCTCGTGTTTCTTCTGCGAGCCATCCGGCAACGGGGCACCGTAGTTGCGCCCCGTGTAACCTGCCCTCGATGAGCCCTTGCCCCAGACCTTATGCCACGCGTCGTCGTTGCCGTACTCGCCCGCTTTGTACCAGTGAAACCGCGACGTCAAGTTGTAGTCGTGAGTCTTCGCCCGGTCCGCCCGCGCGTTGCGAAACTCACGCGCCCGCCATTCAAGGTTCAGGTCGTCCTCGATACCGTGTCCCTGCTCGTGAACGAATACATTCAGCGGATTGTCGTGGCTCAGGTACGACCCAGACCCCGTTATGTGGAGCGCGCGGTCTTCGGTATGCTGCCTGAAGCTAAAGTCGATCGTGTCTCGCCCCGTGATAGCGTCCTTGCTGATCAGCTTGTGCATGAACGTCTTTGCCTGCTTGGCCTTGTCCTTGAACGTCTCGGTACTGCCGGCGCTCGGCAGCACTTCCGCATGAAAATGCGCCTTCACTTCCTTGTCCTCGCTGACCTGCCAGAACGCCCGGAAGAAACCGCGAGTCACCGACGCATGATTGTCCTGCTCGTCCTCCAATTCCTTCATCGCGGTCGTCATCTGGTACTGCTTAGCATTCCACTCGTCGTCCCGCCTGCTGCGCGGTAGGTTCCATTGCTTCTCCAACTCAAGCTGCTTCTGCTGGATCAACGGCCGCAAGCGGTCCAGCTCCACCTGCGCCTGCTTCACCTCGTGGTTGGCATTGGCTGCGACGTGCATGTCGGCCATTCTTTTGTTGAGGTACGGATCTTTCGCAAGCATGTCGAGGATCGGACCGCTGCGCAGCTCCTTAAGTTCGGCCGCTGTCATCCCGCCTTCGAGCGGAGGCTCGACTGCGATCGGCACCGCCGCAGGCTCTTGGGGCGCCGGAGTCATCGCCGGCTGCGGTTCGTTGGCCGCCGGGTCGGGCTTCGGCTTGGTCGCGTCCTGGACGATCGCCGAGATGATGGTGCATTGACACTGAATCCGCTCCTCGGCGGGCAGGCTGAAGTGGCTCGGGTATGGCACTTTGTAGCCCGACAGCTCGAACATCCCTGTCGCCTTGTCCGAGATCATCCCGTCGATCGCGGCGTGGCTCTCGCGGGTCGTATTTCCCAGGACGCTCACCCACTCTTTACCGACAGGCATCCCCAGCGTCTCCTCCAGACGCTCGATCGACATCGTATGCCCGGCGTTGCAGGCTGCCGTCGACTCGGTGCGCGCGGTCGCCACGGCCCGGTGCTGCTGATAGGCCGGCCCCATCTTTTCCTTGACGGCCTTCGCCAGATCGCGGATCGACATGCCCTCGACGATCCCCTTGTCCAGCACCTTGCGCACGTCGTTGGCTGTCGTCTCGTTGTACTTTTTCCAGTACGGCTGCTTGAACGTGTCGAGCAGCTCCTTCGTGACGCGCTTCTTCAGCCACGCCGGCATCTCCGTGCCGATGGCAAGCGGCATCTCGTCCAGCAGCGCTTGCATGTCGTACTTGCCGATCGCGTCGGTCGCACTGGACTTCTTCGAGTCGATTGCCAGGGTCGTCAGGGCCCACTCGCTCACCGCGCCCAGCACCATCCCCTTTGCGATCGGCGGCATGACCGCCTCGGCCAGCACGCCGTTCCAGTCCGCCGGCCGGAACGCTTGGTCGAGGATCGACTTCGAATCGTGATACGCTGAGTCGGGCAGCTTGGCTATGTTGCCGACAATCGCCTTGATTTGCTCAGCGAAAAAATCGCGCCAAAACGCGCTCCACCTCCTTCGAGGTCGTCGCGACCTGCTGCGCGTGTAGATTGCCGATTGCCCCTCGGCTCAGTGGTTCGCGGCCCTTGGTTCCCTTGCGGCCAACGCCCTTGCCTGCCTGCTCGTCCGCTCCACCGTCGATGTTCTCGCCATCGTCGGCTGCCGGATCCTCGTCATCGGCCGGAGGGTCTTCCGCCGCCGGATCCTCCTCGCCCGCGCCGCTCTCGTCCTCGTCCTCCTCCTCTTCCATGGGCGGCAGGTTCAGTACGTACGCTCTGAACTCATCGGTCGTGACGTCGCCGTTCTTCCGGGCCTCGGTCCACCGCCGCAGCTCCAGCTCCGCATCGATCGGTGCAAACTCCTCGATCCAAACGATCAGTCGTTCACTCGATCCGAACAGCGGGCCCAGCATGGACGTCAGGACGTTGCTCAGCGTGTCGCACAGCGGGTTGATGACGCCACTTGCGAGGTTCTTTTCGGCCTCCACCGCCTGCGCCCGGTTCGACGCCGTGACCTCGCCGACCGTAATCGGGTTGACTCCGAACATCTGGAAGATACGTTTCTTGACGATCTCCCCGCTGCGCTCGAAGTCCATTTCGCGCGGGGTCGTCTGCAGGCGCTCGATCCCCTCGATCAGCCCGTCGATGATCGCCGGGTCGCCGTAGGTCGACACGCCGCCCCACACCTTGCGAATCCCCGCGATGATCGTTCGCCGCTGCTTTGGCGAAAGTACCGGGCGCGTCTCCATCGGCTTGCCATCCGGCCCGATGTTTTTGCCGACCTTCAAGACGATCGCCGGGAACAGGCCGTTCTCGAACATCGTCTCTTGAGTCTTTTGGATGTACCGATCGGTCACGATCGCTTCCATCTGCGTTTCGACCGGCGACACCGCGCACTTCAGATCCGACGGGTCTGGAAAGTAAAATCGCCCAACGTGCGCCGGGTCGAGCAGAATCTCTTCCGACGTCTCCGACACCTTGAGCCCGTACCCTGTGAACAGCCCACCATCGTGCTTCGGGACAATCCAGTGCGACGGCACCGCCCAGATCTCCGGCTTCTTCTCCGGGCCGACGCCGTAGACCCAGTAGCTCAGGCCCGTCAGGTAATAATTGATCAGCGTTTGGAAAAAAAATGCGTGCTTCCCCTGCGCGGGGTTCGGATTGTCGAGCAGGTCGAGGATCGCGTGCTGCTCGAAGACCTCGAACGATTGCTGGCCGCGCGTGGCGATCGCCTTGACCGAAGACGGCAGGACGCTCTTTTCCCGCACGGATATGCTCCGGGTCTTCGTGCCACCAGGAACCATCCGGCGCTGCGGGTTCTTGTCGACGCCGTGAATCTGGCCGACGCAGATCGGCTGGCCGCTCACCCGTTGCGCGATCGCTCGGATACAAACGAACACCCAGGACCGAAACAGCTCGTAGCGCCGCTTGCTGGTCTTGGTGCCAGAACCCATCAGGCTCCCGCCCGCGCTCCCTCCCGCACCGACGTCGGCACCGAGGTCCATCCCGGCTGCCATCTTCACGGCGTGCTCGGCGATCGACTCCATCTGCCGCGTCCCCGCGCTTGTCGCCCCCACAATGCTTTTGAACGTCGACGCCATTGCTAGTTCTCCGACTGTAGAAACGTTGGGTTCTCGCCAGACACAGCCTCGATCCGACGTCGAGTCTGAATCGCGGCCTCGGCCTTCATCCGCTCGACCTCTTTCTCCCGCCAGTGGACTTGAAACTCCAAGGCGGATTCGAGCAGGTCGATCTTGTTTTCCAGCCGCGCGACCTCGACATCTCGTTCAATGAGGTCCTGCCGCAACTCGCCGATCTCGTTGCGTAACGCCTCGGCGGTCTGACTGGTCTGGCGTGCGGTCCCGCGTTCGGCCTTGAGATCTCGGTGCATCTCGCGGACGGCCTCGGCAGCCTCGCGGGCGATCCGCGCGCTGCTCGTCCACGACGTGACCAAGATAACGACTTCACTCCATGCCATGCTTAGACGGTTCATGCGGGCCATCGTAACACGTTTGGCTGCGCCGCTCAAAGCCAGTGCCCTGATCGACAGAGTAGCCGACCAGGGCACTGACAAGCAAGGAGTATCCACAGACAACCGTTGCGACGCGTCACCAGCATCGAGGCCACGGCGTCGCACTCTGCACGGTCGACATGCTATTCCAAACACCTTGGACGATCAAGCGACTCCTTCACTTCTCGTACCATCCCGACAGGTCGAATGGCTCGGGACCGATCGCTCGCTTGCAGTCTGCTATCGCCTCGTCGAACGGCACGTAGTCGAACGCCGTGCAGTGGCTATTCGGGTTCGTGTTGTACACGTTCATGCCTGCGACCTCGAGAACCGGCTTTATCTCGTGCATCCACTTGTTCGCCTGCTGATAGCTATTGTTGTTCGAGCGCGCGGCTCCCTCGTGTCGGTTCTGCGAGAAGGCGTACCCCAGCTCGGTCGTCATGGCGAAGTCGCAGCCAAGCAGATAGCACCTGCGCAGGCCTAGGTAATAGCAGAGGCGCACTCCGAGGAACATCGAGAACAGCAGCTTCGGTCCGCCTGTCGCCTCGACGCCTTTATTGTTGTTGCCCCACGTCGCCGAATTGGCCGTGAGAAACTGCGACGGCACCCATTCACAGTGCCGCTTGTAGCCGTAGACGTTCGGGCAGTCGCGCGTCTCCATGATGCGGTCGCCCATCTTCGGAGTCGTCCACCCACCGTTGGCCAGCTTGACCCTGAACTGCTTTTTCATCTTCGGGATCGGCACCAGCTTGATCATCTTCGGGTCGAGCCAGATGCCATGGTGGAACTTGGTCGGCGGATCGCTGCACGTGAAAGCAGATACCGGCACGAATCCGCACACGTTGTTCACGCCCAGTGAGACGATACCGCGTTCGGCCAGCCGCATGTAGTCCACCTGCTTCAGCGACGGCCCACCGCAGACCAGGAACCCACTGCCATGCTTCCAGGCGTCGCGGAGGTTCGCCGGCTCATAGAGGTGGTTACAGACGTACAGCGGGTCGCCTTGCTCGACGACGTTCTCCACCGCCTGTGCGTTGTAGGGCGGCTCAGTCGGGACGCGCCTGTTGTAAATGCTCTGCACTCGCCTGTCGGGATGGTCAGGCACTGGCGCTGCTTGTCGTCTGCGTCTTCGTGACATGTCGTGGCTCCGTTTGCGATTGCTCCTGCAAAGCGCGGGGGTCAGAATCGAACTGACGTCTTCCGAGGATTAATCTCGGCGAGCTACCACTGCTCTACCCCACGCGCATGTCGACGAGCTACTGTAACAGACTACTCGGCCAGCTCTCTTGGGTCGTAACCTTGTCGTTCGCGGCGACTCTCGTGAGTACCCGCCAACAACTCCTTGAAGAAATCAGGAGCGTCTTCCAGTTCCTCTTCCGTGAGCGGCTCGTCATCGTCATCCCCGAACAGGTCGACATTGGACATAATCCCGGCTCCTAATGCCAGTCGATTGAACGCACCCGTGCAGCAGTCAACTTGGTCCTTGTACTTGCCGTTGGGAAACTGCTCGAACTCATCGAGCAAGGCGCAGACCCATTCGTCGGACCTCTTGCCGACTATCTTCACGTTGCCCGCCCCGCACTGCGAAGCGAAGGCGAACGCGCGCTCCACCTTGCCCAGGTGCACGCGGTCGATCTGCACGTTGTATCCCGCAAGCTCCCGAACCGAGATCATCGACGACTCCTTGCCGCCGCTCCCCGGCTCCTGCTCGATCACCGTCGTGACGCTATGGCGATGCCGAACCGCGTCGTCCTCGCAGATCATGCGAATCATCCGGTTTCGCTCGAACGGGTCCAGTTGCTCGCGCTTGACGTTCTCGATATAGAACACGCCGCCTGATTCGGCCATTTTGACGGCGCACGTGAAAGCACCTCCGTCTGGCGTGCTCGCCTTGTCGACATAGCGCACTCGGCGCGCCTGCGATGGCGACGTGTCGCACAGCACAAAGAAGTGGCGCTTGAACATCCCACCGCCCAGCGGCGCAGGGCGCTGTTGCATCTGACCTGCGGTGCCATACGCGCCCAGCGGCTTTTCGAGGCCCGCGACGGTCTTCTCGTCGAACATCGACGGCCACAGCAACTCGCCCTGGTGCTTGCGCTTGTCGACGCCGCCAATGCTGGTCCTCTTCATTCGGCCCTTCTCGAACCTCATCGGCAAGCAGATGCGCTCCCACTCGCCCCTGTTGTGGGCGATGATGTGACCCGACAAGTCCTCCTCGTGCAGCCGCTGCATGATCACCACCTTCCGGACGTTGCGAGTGACACCGCGCGTGCTCATCGTCAGGTCCCACCACTCGATCGTTCGCTGCCGCTGCGCCTCGCTCTCGGCGCCCTCGACATCGTGCGGATCATCTACAACTTGGCGGTCCATGTGCTCGCCGGTCGCGTGCCCACCGATCGACGTCGCCAGCCGATACCCGCCCGCGTCCGTCTCGTAGTAGGTGTTATGGCTCAGTACACACTCGGCAAAAAAACAGTTGTACGTCTCCGTTTGAATGTCATGCGTTTGTACTTCGCCAAGAGACTCTACTGAGACGACACGCCGCCACTCAATGTCGCCGGCAATCTTTTTCTGCAGAGGCTCGTTTGCTTCCGCATGGGCCACTTGAGCCGCCAGGGCTCTACTTGCCCACCCCTGCGCGCCGACGTCGACCAATCGCCGCGATGCTTCCGACAGCTGCTCTCGCCACGCTGGCGGGATAACCGCCGACGTCTCCACGACGCCCTGCTTGTACGCCACGAGCGCGTCGAGCGTCGACTGCTTATGGAAGGCCGGCACGCCCTCCAGGAGCAGAATCGATTCGCGAGTGCGAATCGCCACCGACCAGCTCACCTGACACGCAATGCGATCCTCTCCATTGCGGTACGCCGACTTATCGCTTCGCACCATCGCCTGCACGCCCAGTCTTTTGCAGAGCACCTGTATGTCTCGCACGAACCGCTCGCTCGCCGAATTAATGACGACGAGGTGATTCTTGCCGTGCGTAACGCACCCGTCGCATGCGATGTACGTACCGATAAATTCGCGGACCACCGCGTCGCTCGCCTGCAGAACCGCAGCCGGCACACGCATGGCGTTCGTTCTACACCCGAGCGCCCCGTGATGGCGAAGCAGCGCCAGTGGAGAATCTGGCCCACGCCGCTTGCCGTTAGAAACACTAAGCTCCGACCCGCCATTGATCGTGCGCACCTGCCAACCTCGGTGCTCGCAGATGCCCGTCAGTCGCGCGAGCAATTGCGGCGACTTGCACGCCACCCGATAGTTCGTCGCGCTCTTGCTCCCTTCGGCCAGCCAGAACGCCAAGAGAAACGCGTCGTCGGCACCGAGCGAGCCCGCCTGCTGCTTCGACCTTCGCAGCACGCATACGGGATCATTGGTCTGCAACTGGTCGATTCGCACCCATCCATCCCAACCAAAGATGCGGTGCTTGTGCGTGCCACTGATCTGCGTGCCGTCCGATAATGTGACCCGATAGACCGGGACAGTCCCAGTATCTAAATTGACCACCACGGTGTCGTCCGTAACGTTGCATCCATCCGATGACTGGATTCGATCGCCGGACTTCAGCTGCTCGATGGCTCGCAACGAACCGTCCGCCATCAGTACCTGTGTGCCCGCCACGAGGCACTTTTGATTCTGGTCGTTGACGAACTTAAAGCGATCGCCCCAGTAGTATTGATAGCGGTCGCTCTGAATCAGCTTGCGGCACTTGGTGCTATCGCGCGCGCTGAGTCGGGCATCGTAGGACGCGAAGAACCAACGCACCGCCGGGTTCGTCGACCACTCCCAGCACGGCCACAAGACCGACACCAGCAGGCTCTTGGTGCAACCGGGCGGGACGTTGACGAGCAGGTTCTGAATCTGGCCCGCCGTGACCGCTTGGAGGTGCTCGCAGATCAGGTCGTGATGCCAGCTCCGCACGAACGGCTGCGACTCGATCTCTTGCCAAAACTCCTCGACGAAGTCGATCAGCGAAAGCTCGCAGAGTCGTGCAGTTGCCGCCTCGACGGCCATTCGGTCCGGTTCCATCCATGCCTCCCACTAAACCCCGCAACGGTTTCGTAGTTATGCGGCCCTGGCCGCTCGGGCGATTGTACCGCCCGGTCGACCTGCGCCCCAGGGCGAAAGTCGGTTCCTTCGATCCAAGCACCCCGCCGCTGGGCGGCGACGGCGGTAAACAATATGCGCACGTTCTGGCCGATTCGTCCTAACTCCACGTGCCACACGGGGTTGCGCGTCGAGGGGGTGGCGGCCCGATTTTCGGCCCCAGGCACGATCCGGCAGCGTTCGGCAGCGGGAAGCACGAGCCGGCACAGCCCGGCACGTGGATGCAACGCCCGGCACAGGCCGGCAGAATCCAGCACGAGCCGGCACAGGCCCGCAGCGCCATACACGGATCTAGCGGACCTAGCAAACACCCTACTTCGGCCCGCCGGCCTCGGGCTCGATGTCGATCGACCCGGTCATGCGCTGCCGGATCTGGCGCAGCAGCCGCAGCTCGTCGATCGTCAGCGACTCCACCGCCTTCCGCGCCCCGACGTCCAGGTGCGCGTGCACGACCAGCTCGGGCTGGCCTCGGAGGTCATCGAGCTGGTTCATTCGCTCGGCGGCCATGTACCCGCGCAGGGCACCGAAGACGACACGAGGCTGGTTGCTCTCAATCCCGATGCGGGCGGTCTTGGTCAGAAGCGCATCCTTGATCCGGTCGTGCGTTGGCCAGCGCTTATTGATAGCACGTTGCACGAGCCGCAGGTCCTGCTGAATACGCGCGGTGTCTTCGAGCAGCCCCCCGGCCCCAGTAGATACGCCGCCCGTAGGCTGCGTCGGCGTCATTTCCTCGACTCTTGGGGGGTCACTTGTCGAGGGTGCAGGAACGGGCTGATCGTTCACTGCGTTCGGTACTGGCACGAGCGGCTTGGCGCCGTTGCTCTTGTGTCGCCTACGGTGCTTGCCGTTGGTTCCATTGGTTCCGCTGCCGTTCCCGTTGGCTCCGTTGGCACCATTGCCGTTGCTCTCTGCCATGGTCGTAGTGTCCCCTGCCTGTGCGTATATGTTTGCGAGGGGGCGGTGCTTGTGCTATCGGCACTGGGCGAAGCGAAGGAACTCGCCTCGTGTATTCAAGTCGGTCTTGAACATGCCGGTCAAGCACGAGGTCGTCATCCCACCATCAGACTTCACGCCTCGGATCTTCATGCACAGGTGCTGGGCACGGATCACACAAGCGGCACCTAACGGGTCCAGGGCGGCATTGATCTCATGGACAATCTCTTGAGTCATGCGTTCTTGGATCTGCAGGCGCTTGGCGAAGCACTGCACCAACCTCGGGAGCTTGGACAGGCCGACGACCTTGCCCTTCGGGATGTATCCAAGCCATGCCTCGCCACTGAACGGTAGTACATGATGCTCGCACATCGACGTGAACGGTACGGGCCCGACGACGATCATCTCGTCGTACGGTTCGTTGAACACCTTGGACAGAATCGCTTGCGGGTCCTGGCGATAGCCGGCCGTCATCTCGACCATGGCGCGAATATAGCGCGATGGCGTTTCGAGCAGGCCCTCGCGGTTCGGATCCTCGCCGAGATAGGTCAGCAGGCGCACGACCACGTCCTCGGGGCCCGACTCCGTCTCCCAAGGGAAGACAATCCAGTCCTTGCCGTCGCCGTTTTTCTTGTCGTAAAGCGCTCGGAACGGCGTGCCGGGATATTTGCGGTGGTAATTGTCCCGTGTTCGACCACTGTCAACCAAGTCATCCAGGAAGACGGTCGCCGACTCGGGCTCGGTCACCACGTCCGCGTGCCGGAGCAGTGATGCTATCACCATCCCATTGCGCGGCACCCCATACACTCGTTCTCGAGCACGATCGACGCCGGAGTCTGCCAGTCGGACCTTGATCTCGGACCAATGTACAAACCGAGTTGCTGGCGCGTCGGCGTTGCTCTTGTGATTCAGCGGACGTTCCATAGCTTGTGCTTTTGCAGGCTCAGTCGCCATTCGGTTCCTTCCACCAAGGACTTGCACCACTCCAGAGTGCGCGGCTCAACGACCGCTCCAGTGAACGCCGGGCTTATCAGATAGTGCTCGGCCACCACCACGGTCTTCGGCAATGCTTGCCCATAACCACGTACATACTTCACTTCGTTTGCCGTTCGTTGGCGAATGCAGTGCTCGGCCACCTTCGGGCTGACCGTCACCCAATCCACCGACGAAGATACCACACGACTGCCGTTCGTTTCAATCGCGATCTTGAATCCGGCCAAGTGCGCGCGCTCGATGAACGCTTCATCCATCTGCAAGCATGGCTCGCCGCCGGTGCAGATAATCCATTTCGCCTCGCCGCTCCCACTCTCGAGCCAGATCCACTCCATGAGGTCGTCGAGCGTTAGCTGCCGGCCGCTGACGAACTCCGTGTCGCAATCGAACTGCGATGCGGGCTCCGCGGACTCGATACTGCACCTCAGGTTGCAACCTGTGAACCGGACAAACACGTTGTCCGATCCTGTCCGCATTCCCTCGCCCTGGACAGATCGATACACCTCGTTGATCGTGTACGTCTTCATGCCGACTCCTTGGCCGTTGCGAAGCAGTTTTCCGTCTCCCACATCGTGACCTCGACGACGCGCATGCCGGTGCCGATCAGGACCGTCGGACAGACGGTGTCGAGCAGGTAGCTCGCCATGTTCTCGGCGGTCGGGTTGAACGGCAGCACATGGCGCTTCTGGACAAAGCCGACACCCTCGTAATCTTCGAAGTACGCCAGGGCAAGAGTCACCGCTGTGTCGGCGTGATGGTGCAGGAACGCGTGATCCCAATGCGCGTCAATCCACCCTCCGACCCGGTCCTTCAAGACCGAGAAGTCCACGACGCGCCCGACGTCGTCGACCTGCCGATCGGACACCGGAGCGACCGCACCGGACGCGACCGGACAATCGCATCGAACCGCCTTGAGAAGCACGACGCCGTTGTGACCGTGCAGGTGCCTGCACTTGTTCTCGTGGCCCATGACACGGTGGCCATAGGCGAATTGAATCCTGCGGGTGCAGCTGATCTGCATGACGTCCTCTCCGTGGCGCTCCCAGGCGCCTCCTGTGCGCTTCCGGCGCCTGATCTGGTCACAGGGCCTCTTGTGGCTCAACGAGCGCCCTGGAGCGCATCCTGCGAAGCACGGCGACGAATACAGCGGACAGGATGACGCCGCCGAGAAACTTACTCATCGCCTGAGCGACCACGAGGCCGCCGCTTATGGTGGTGAACGCTATCAGCGGGAACACGAGCGAATCGGCCCAGGCGCCAAAGAAGTTCGAGACGTTCATGCGGACATATCGGCCCATCCACCAGGGCACGCTCTGGTATGCGATGGCGTCGACAAACCCACAAGCCGCGAAGGCGACAAAACTTGCTAGCGCGATCCGCGCGACCTGCCAGGACAACGCCGCCGACAGCACGCTCCCCGCGAAGATCAGCACGGCCATCCTCGACCAGAGCGCGATCCGGCCGTCGCCATGCCACCGCTCGTGCAAGACGTCCCGCGTACAGAGGTCGAACGGGATCAAGCACACGGCCGTGAACGGCAGCGCGACCTGTCCCCACGTCGCCACGGCCACGTTGGCGATGACGATCGCTCCGAGGTACATCGCTATGCAGCCCGCATCAATTGGTGACCACCGCCCCATTTTCGCCATCCTCGCTCACCTCTACCCTGCTCAGCTTGAACGTGTCGAGCAGCCATTGCGCCCAGTGCTCGCACGACCACGTCGAGACGCTGGCCGCCGCGTCGATCAACTTCGCCTTGACGGCGCGCACGAGCAGGCCCTTCAACGTGATGAACTCGACCTCGCGATCGTTGTGCTGGACGTCCATCTCGGCGCGGACGTGGAACACGTGTCGATGCGGCGATCGGAGGAACGCCACGGCCTCGGGCGCCTTCACCCAGTGATGGTACGCCTCGAAACAAAACGTGCAGTAGACGATCGACCTACTCATGACTCTTCGTCTCCGCGATATAGTCGTACACCCCGTAATCGATCAGCTGCCCCGGCGACGACGCCAGGAACACGCGCGTGCCGATCTTCGCCCGGACGTCGCGTACAAACCTGACGTACTTCGCATCGTGATGTGCAGCGGCAGGAAGCACTCGCCGCCGGCCCGCCAGTTCGCCGCGTTCTCCACCTGTGCGCGCGTGAAACCGTAGGTCTGAATGTGCGCCATTGCGGACGGCGGAATCGAGTGACGGTGCCACTGCCGGATCGGTCGCAGCCACCGACCGTCGCCGAGGTACACGTGGCAGAATCCGTACATCTGGCCCGACGCCCAGCTCGCCGAATCCACCGAGTACGGCTTGAACGCGGCGATCATCTGCTGCTTCGTGTAGCCCAGCCAGTGAACGTTCCGACCCTTCGCCCAGTCCATCTTCTGCTTGACGTAGCTACGCTTGCACCAGCCGCGCTGCGGCCTTCGAAGCCCACCCAGTGCCACCCAGTCGCTGTATTGGAACAGCTCGTCCATGCGGGCCTCACCATCGCCGCGCACGTGCACCGGGATCGGATGCAGACCATGGTCGAGCATGGTCGCGAGGTTCGCCGAGGTCGCGTCGGGATTCCCCAGGACGTCGAGCGCGAGATAGCCGAACAGCTTGTCCTTCCAGTCGTCCAGAAAACCAATGTAGTCCGACAGCTTGATCTCTTCGCCTGCATTCAGGGCGCTGAACGCACCGCAGTCGAGCAGGATCTCGACGTCCGGGTTCGTGAACAGCGCCTCGATCAACGCCGGCTTGCTCTTTCGGACGAACGCATAGCTGAGCAGAATCGGGAACCGTCCGTGCGGGTCGGGCGTGGCATTAGTCTTTTGCGACATGGTACGGCGTCCCTTCGAGTGCGGCGTTGACCCTTTTGGCTATCAGCGCTGCCATGTCAGCGTCGACGCCCGCGATCTTCACGACGTACGTGTCTTCCTGCGCATCGTACTCGCCGACCTGCTCGTCGTTAAAAGCGCCCCAGTTCTCGCCCTCGCCCAGCAGGTCCTTGCGCTCCTGCGCCGTGAATCCCATTGCCGCTAGCAGGTCGATGTGATCGCCGACCGCTCCCAGGAAGTCCGTGAGCGCGACACCGTCGAACTCGCTCAGGTCGGTCGTTCGATTGTCCGCGATCGCGTAAGCGGTAGCCGCAGCGCCCTCCAGGTCGCTCCGGACAATGGCGATCGACTCCCAGCCTAACTTGGTCGCTGCCAAGACGGTTCCGTTGCCGGCCCGCACAACGCCCTGGTCATCGACGACAACCGGCTTCTGCTGGCCGAACCGCCGCAGGCTCGCCATAATCGCTTCGAGGTTGCGCTCGTTGTGACGGCGCACGTTTGACGGATCCTGAGTCACCGAACCGATCGCGACCACCTCGACCCGGTCCGCTTGGCAGACAATCTTCGCGTCCATGTTGCTCCTAGTAGGCGATCGCCTTCAGGCCGGTTCCGACCAGCGCCTCGTTGATGCGGCCAACCACGTCATCCTTGTCGTCTTGCGAGACGTCCTTGACCGCAATCGTGATCGGCGGCTGCTCTTGGTCAATGTCGCCCTCGCCGCCCGCGATCACCGACTCCGCGAGCACCAGAAGCTCGGCCAAGTCGTTGTCGGCGAAACCGGTCGCGGCTAGGGCTTCGGGCTCGCCCTCCAGCTTGGACAGCGCCACAGCCAGCGCCTCGCGATCGAAGGCAGACAGGTCGGTCGTCCTGTTGTCCGCCACGGCATAGGCCATCGCCTCGTCTGGCGTCAGGTTGCTTCGGACGACGGCAATCTCTTGCCAGCCCAGGACCTTGGCCGCCGCCAGCGTGCCGTTGCCAGCGCGCACGATGCCGTCCGCGTCGACGACAATCGGCTTTTGCTGGCCGAATGT